GCTTGAGCCACAGCCCTAGAAATCTGAACTTCAATATCTTCTGGGATAGATTTTTCGTCATCATCCTTAAAGTATGGAAGCGGAGCGCCAAGTTGTTGTTCAATTTGCTGACGGTATTTAAACGCAAAGTGTTCTGCAATATGAGCTTGTAATGCACCCATCATCGCTTGTGCTTGTGGGTTTTGTCCAATCATCGCTGCGACTTGTGGGTCTTTCATAAATGCTTGGTGAGTAGTGATATGAGCATCTTGGTCTTGATAAATAAATGCTTTCAACGGTTTCATTGTCAAAACATCCATATTCTCAGCGACTGGGTCTTTCGGCTTCATATCGTCTGGCATTGGAATTAACTTGCTAGCATTACGAATACCCAACACATCTAGCATCTGACGATGTAATACTGGCATGTTGTAAATCTGTGGAGCCTGTTGTGCCAACTGCAGTACTGCTTGATACTGAACAATCTTCTGTGCCATTGTTGCTGCATTTGGATCAGAGACTGGAATTACATCTACGTGGTCATAGTCAGACTTCTTACATGCACGGTCGCCATCTTCTGGTTCATATGTGTAATCAGGGTCTGTGTAGTCACGAATAATTTCTTTGAGCAGCTTTAATTCTTGTTTCATTGAATAGTGAATGCGCGCTTGAACTGCACTCATTACCTTCAACGTTCTCTCTAAAATCGCTAATGTTGTTCCGACTGGTGCTTGCGCGCTCATGTCCGAAATCTGCATATCTGCAGAAGAAGCGAAGCGACGTCCTTCTTCAACGATAGTATTGAACAGACTATATAGAACCTGTGATGGCTCTTTGTACGGCAAAGTCATCAAGTTATCTTTGATGGTTCCCGCTGGTACATCTACATCACGGAATTCTCCAGGGCTTATTGGTGTGTCGTCGCCTTTAATTCGCAAGCCACGGGCCTTAAAGCCGCCTGGCAAATTCGATAATGTCCCTGCATCCACGAGCTGCCAAATAAGACTAGTACCAGACTTAGCAAAAGCGCCGACAAGATGGATAAGACCAAAACAATAAAAGCCGAAGCCAGGAACATAGCCGTAATGGACGAAATGCTGACGCTTTTGTTTTTTCTCATCTTCTGGACGCCAATTACGACGAACTGATAAGACTTCTTGGCTACCTTTTTCAATAGTGACCACATACGGCAGGGCAATGCCAGTAAAGTTTCCTTCATCATCTGTGTCCTCATATCCTGGTAAGTCCAGGTCAACGTGCATCTCTAATAACTTATAGCGGTCATCAGTCGTTGCTCTGAAGCCCATCTTCTCAGCTATCTTCTTCTCTACTTCATCTAGCGTATTAGCTGGCTCACCTAAATCAATATCACGATAAAAGCCAGCGTACATTAACCGAGTAACTTCATTCTCAGTCTTACGCATAACGTGTGTGATACGTGGTGACTGCTCAAGACTCGACGCACCGTATGGCACAACAATATCTTCAGCAGGTATAAACATCGACACTTGACGACCCAAGGCTGGGTCATAATAAACTTTCTTAAACGCATTACCAGCTAGACCCAAACCCCAAATCATTCTCTCGTGTTCTGGACGGAACTCCTGCATTACATCAGTCAGCTCATAGTTCATGTTAGCTTCAACACGTTTAGCCGCTTCTTTAATCTCAGGGGTTTCTTTGCCGATGATTAGTGTCTTGACTGGTCCCTGGGCGGGGAACGTCTCCATGATTGTTTCGGCTTGAAACTTCACTAAAGCTTCACTTAGCAGGGGGTGATAAACACCACAAGCGCCTTCCCAGGGTTCTGTACGCTCCTCGATCTTCATGCCGAGTAACTCTAACCCATCTACATATGTTTGTATCCAATCTTTTCTAGCGGAGATGTCGTCCTCAAAGTCACCGAGTAAATCTCCAGCTAATGTAGCTAACTCCTTGCTGCTAATATACTCCGCAAGGTTTTCATCAAATTCTTCTTCTTGAGCATCTTCTCCTGGAGACTCTAAATCTTCTCCGCCGTCTAAGCCGTCTAACTCCAACTCTAGATCAGGCGCATCACCCATTTCTTCTGTTAACGCATCAAGTCCGACAGGGGCTTGGTATAAACTTTTTTCAATCGACATATAGTGTCCTTAGTAATACGCAGCTTTTCTTCTGCCGTATTTATATAAATAATCATCTTCTGGCTCGTCACTCGGTAAACGAATGAATCCACCCTGCCTGAACCTTAGTAAAGCTAGTGTAGTCGAGTCTACCAAATCATCGTTAGCTCCGCTAGGAAAATCGTTACATTCTTCAACTACTTCCTGCGCCCAACGCCTCTGCGGTGCCCAAACAATCCCTGCCGCAAAGAGATCAGAAACAGCATTAACGCGAGAGATTTTATCTTGACCTTTGCCTGGTGTGAACTCCCCGACTGGTACACCCATCCTCCTAAGCTCTTGGTAGAGTGCTGCGCCATTGGACTTTTTCTCGACCATGAACGAATCTGGCTCCCATTCTTTATACTCCTCAAGTACAAGCTTTTTGAGGTCTGGAAACTCCAATCGCTTTTTAATCGAGTTGAGTAGAATAATATTGTAGTTATTAGTCTCTTCATTGAGGAATACTCCCCACGTCGTAAGTGCATTGTAGTCAGCCCTTGTGTTTGCTTCTTGTGCTGCATCTAAAGACATAATAATAAATTCACATTCAGGCGGGTCATCCTTTTCCCACTTCTGCCACCACTCCCTTTTAATCAGAGCACCTTCTTCTGAGGTCGGTTGTTGTAAATACTGGGCATTCCAGTACCGCACATCTAAAGATGCTTTCTTAGCTAACAACTCTTCTAATGACCAAAACTCAGGCCATAGGGGTTTACCACTAGGTAGAATGGCTGGAAAGTCTACTACCTCCCACTGCTCCGCATCTTCGTTTTTAACCATATGATTAACAATCTGCCCAGTCAAATCTAACTTTGACCAGCGTGTCATCACGACAATAATTGCACCACCAGGCATAAGCCGCTGGATAGGACCAGACTGAAACCACTCCCAAGCAGGAAGGAATACATCCGCCCTGTTTTGCTTAGCGTCTTGTTCAGAGTGAGGGTCATCAATGATGAATAAATCAGCACCCCTACCAGCAAGAGCACCTCCGACACCAATTGCAAAGTATTCTCCATTAAAGTTCGTACCCCATCTAGATGCCGATTTACTGTCGGCTTGCAGTTCTACTGCGGGAAATATGTCTTTATAAGCGTCTGAACTGACCAAATTCCTGACTCGACGACCAAAATTAACCGCAAGATCAGCCGTATGCGAAGCCATAATAACTTTTTTATGAGGGTATTTACCCAAGAACCATGCGGGTGCGAGGTAAGATATAAGCTCTGACTTACCATGACGTGGTGCAATGTTGACAACAACGCGCTTCTTCTTCCCTGCAGCGATGTCTTCAAATATACGAGCAAGCTTTTCATGGTGCGGACCTATTTTATAGTCTGGATATACATGTAAAACGAAGTCTAAGAAGTTATCTTTGCCATCTGCTTGGATAGTTTGGCTCTGATATGTACGAATTAAGGTTAAAGTTGCCCGCTTTTTGTCTGGAGGCATTGAAGGAATCGCTTTTATTAGCGTATCTATGTCTTCTTTCGTTAATTTGCGCGCTTCAGCCATTATTTAGACTTGATTTCCTTAGCATCTACGTCAATTGCCTTGTGTTTTAGGGACGAAAGCGTATTTAAAAGCTCTTTTTCCACCTCTTCGATGCTTTGTACCTTCACTGTGACCTCTGAACGCTTCTTAAAGGCATCAACTCCGTCTACTTCTCCTAAAGCTTTAAGGGCAACTAGCCTAGATTTCACATCTCCAGCATGTTCTACCTCATAAACTAGCTTATTAACTACATACATCTTCAATTCTGCAAGGTCATCTACCAATGCCACGTTCATTTGCGTGACCATCCCTGCTAAATACGCAAGGGTTTCATTGGGGTAGTTCTTAAATTCGGGGCGATACTTCGGATCACTGACCATCTGATTAGCGATCTCTTGCGCTTGCTCTACATTTGCTGATGTTGGGAGTAATGGGTTGCCATTGAGTTCAGCAAGAAGGGTAATTGTTCTAGCACGAGCGTCTAGTTCTTCTTTTGGGCTTAATTCGGGGAAAGCTTCAGTAGCCCCTGCAGGTAGGGGAATGTCCTCTTCAATATGAGGAATGATTATGTTCTCTTCGTCTGCCAAGTCGAGTCCTCGTTAAACCTCGTGTAATGGAATTCTACACGAAATAAAAAATAAGGTAAGTATTTGATATGTAAAGTATCTTAGTGTGAATTAACGGGGGTACGGGATAGTATGCGTGGCTGGATATTGTTATTGGTGATGGATTGTAAAGAAAACGGAAATGATTGTAAAGAAAAGTGACGGGTATCAACTATGGGAATTTTTGCAAAATATATTTTTTGAAAGGCGTGTTTAT